GGTAGTCTTTCCGGTTAAGTCCAACAAAAACATAGTACCCATTTTTATATACGCTTTTGTTTTTGGGCCAGCTCCAAACTTTTCGGCTATTTCACTAGCTACGTTTGACCCAATTGCTGTTATTAACAGTCTGGCTCCATATTGCATAACTTTACCTAAACCCTTTCCCTTCACTGGCAGCTTTCTGCCAATAATTAGTGTTGCTATATCAGAAACAATTTCATCCGAAAATTCTTCAGCTTCGCTTTGTGGCTTTATATAATCGCCGAAAATAGACGTTGTCATTTCTTTTAATTCTTCGGATGTTGGTATAGCTAGTGGTAGAAATTCATCATCCTCTAGCGATATGCCGAATTTCTCTTCGGCACTTCTCTTGGCGTCTTCTATTTGTAGCTTTCTGGCTTCGGCTACAAACCTATGCAATTGTATCTCTGCTTCTGACGCTTGTTTTTTATCAGACGGAGCTATTGAGTCTACTACATATGATACCGAATCGCATATTCCAGGAACCACAAGGGCTCCTATGTCCGCTGGCAGACCAGCAATTGCTTCTACATACCTTGAAGCACTTCTAGTGACATGACGTGTAGCGGACTGTAAAATAGATTCTTCTTTGGCTTCCGGCTCTAATGTAAAACGCCCTTTTGTGGGTTGTTCTTCTTCATCTAGAATAAATACCATTTTATTCTTTCCTCCAAGACTTACCGTCGCTTCTATATTTAATTCCTGTTTTATCGTCAGTAATTGTTCTACCTACAAGTCCTTTGGGAGATGGCATTTCGTTGAATCGTTTAGGAGCTTCTTGTTCTTGTTGCTTTTGGTAGAACTCTTCAACGTATTCTTCTTTCTCGGCAACAGCATGTCTTTCTACAAGAGATTCATGCCTGCCAATCAACGCTTGTTCTTTTTCAGCTCTGACTTGTTCGGCTATTTTGCTGGCTTGTTGAAAGTCTATATTACGAACTCCATAATGGTCATATACCTGCTTAAGTGAAGTCTTCTCTAGTTGGTCTAACTCGTTAATAATGTTCATCTGCTCGAGTATTGCTTCTCGGCTTTCTCTAGTGTTGGCAAGTGTTGGAAGTCTTTTTAAGAAGCGGTCTAATTCGAAGTTGGTAACTCTAGCACCAAACGAGTCTTTGGCTTTTGTTGTGAAGTCGTTAATCAATTTAACAAACAACTGTGTTGCTGGGTTTGCTAGTGCCGGCACACGAAGTTCTCCAGTTTTCCAATTAACATTTAAACGGTCTATGACTCCTTCAGGTAGTTTCCCAATACTGTTTAACTTTCTAAGTTGGTCTATTGAACGCTTCTCAGCCTTTAACTTCTGAGCTCTAGTTGATACGTCTTTATATTCAGCAGTATTTGTTTTAGATAAGTCATTCTGGTATTTGACTTTATCTTTTGGTGTTAGTCCTGCAAATAGATCTATTTCAGGATATTCAAAGTCTCCTTCTTCAGTAGCACCAGCTCCACCATATCCAACACCTTTTCCCTGGGCAGCACCACGCATAATATTATCTAACATCATGTCAGCGAACTTTGTCTGTCCTCCAGTAGTCAACTTGCCGTATAGTTCAGCGTTCTTGTCAGCATCTTCTTTGTCTAGGCCAAACTTTTCTAGAAGCGAAGACATTTGAGTTTGTTTCTCTGGAGTCCATTGCTTTTGCTTTTGTTGTTCTATTTTCGCAAGACCTTCAAGAGCTAACTTCTTAGAGTCCTTACTGACAGACGACTTTAATATATCGCTCATCTTTTCTTCGGGCGTAGTTGTTTCTTTCCACTTAGAAGATATCCCTTCTAGCTCTTTACCTTCTCTCTTCTGCTCTAGTTGAGCTGATAAAGTCTCTAGGCCAGAAGACATTCTCTGCTGTATTCCAGCACCAAAGCCAGCTCCAGCTCTTTCACCTAAATCGTATTGTGGTATTACTTGCATAATTTTTTCCTTATAATGTTATACTACTGCTGCTGCTGTTGCTTCACTTGACCCAAGGCTACCGAGCCAATCATATCCAGCACTTGCACCTCTAGAAATTCCTACTCCGGCTGCTTCTCCTGCTCCTTGTGAAAACCCAGGAGCCATACCACCAATAAATCCACCACTAGCAGGACGAAATGTTGACTCAAATCGTTGACCAGTTCCCATGTTAGCAAAACTCTGCATCCCTTGTATAGCTTGCATCTTAAGCCCATGACGAAGAGCCGCTAAATTCTCTGTTAATCCAGCACCAGCAGCACCAAGAGATTGCCCGAAAGCACTTGAACCCTGAGCGTCTAAGCCTGCAAAGCGTTCCGCTAAACCCGGAATAGTCTGTTCTTCGTATTCTCTTCGTAATGGAGCTTCGAATGCGTCAAATGCACCTTCTTCTCCAGAAATTAAACTCATTAAGTAGTACATTCCAGATGAAACACCCTGACCTCCTTGGTTCAATACCATATCAAAGAATTTCTGTTGTTGCGGAGTATATAGTTGTGTTTGCTGCGTCTGCTCTCGCTTACCAAACATAAACTCGTTCCATTTAGGCATAGTGTCCTCTTCTTTTAATTTTGTAAATAATCTAAAATAACGTAACAGTTGGTAAGTGTAGAGTAATTAGCAGCCGTAGTAATTGTAACATTAGTTGTATCAACAGACAATAGTATGTTATTTATTAAAGCATTTGGGTCGCTGTATGGTATCGGTATTGCTACTGTCGATGGTTTTGTTGCACACCCATATATTCTAGTGAATGTTGTATTCGCATTCCATGTAATCCCATGAGAAACCGTTTTAGTTCCCGTGTTTGGTAATGCCCCAAAGTTTACAACTTTACGATAAGCACGTTTAAATTGTTGTGGGTTGCCATCAGTAAACCATCTCTGTCCGTTTAGTTCTTCGACTGTATTATAATGTCCGATGTCTTTGTCGTTCAAGGAGTCTATTATTTTTTTTAATAGATCATCTAAAATTCTACGCAACTCTTCCGGGTCTTCTGGTAAGATAACGTCAACTGGAACCATAGAGGCAATAGAATTTTGCGGAGCAGATGTCATACAATTCTCCCGCTTTGTTCAGCCCATAATGTCATAGAATATATTTCTATATCAGAGTCATGTATACTGGGGTTTACTTTTTGCTCTCCAGTTAAGTTCATTTCGAACTGCAAGAACTGTAAGTGCATTTTTGCGTAAAATCTACGTATTAACTTGTTTTGCCCTGGATAGTCAAAGCCTGCTACCGGAGCTGTAGAAACAGTCGTATTGAAGAACGAGTCGTTTACATTTACTGCTTCGTAATCGTTGTTGTCAGCGTATATATCTACGTTAAATTCTCCATTAGTTGTCTGGTTAACAAAGAAATCAATATAACCAAGAGATGTCGACAGACCTTCTTCTAAAAAGTTGAACTTCTTTGTTCTCGCTCTGTAGTCGTGTAGCTGTATTAGCTCTCCACCACCAAAGTATGTAGAACCAGCAGCCAGCGTTGTAGGTACTCCATTCTCGTCGGATAATGTTATATTATCGTTATCTACTCTATTAACTTTATAAGATGTATCGTTTAATACATTTGCCGTACCGATTATATTTGCCACTCTAACAAATGCACCGGATGGAAAATTTTGGTCTACAACATTTAACGACACTGGAGTTCCAGCGGTTATGTCTTTAATTGTAAATCCCGGGTCATTTCTTCCAAGCTGTTGTAATTTCAAGATATACCCGTGTTGATTACCAGCAATGATATCTGGGTACAGCGTTTGCAATGAAACGTCAACCCAAGTAAATAACGCGTTCTCCCATGTAGTCGTTGGATAATCTGCCCATGTTTTATCTTCGAATTCTTGTAGAACCCCAAAACATGTAAACGTATCTTTAAAATAAGACCAACAGGTGTCTTCGTAATTAAAGACTAGAACTTTGTCTGGGAATGTACCTTCTCTATCTGTTGTTGGAATTGTCCAGTACATTAACTTTTTGTTGTAATCTCTTATTCCGTGGACTCTTTTTATACCGTTATTCTTGTTACTTATCTCGAAGACTTCATCGGGAATCTTGTCATCTATTCTTTTAGCGTTTATAGCGTCACAAGCCGTAATGCCAACAGAACCGAAAGCAATTTGTGCAATATCTGCTCTAACAATAGAAAATGTAGACTCAACGCCATATTCGCTATCTATTTGCTCCCATACAAATGGCAATATCTCGTTATTGGTATATCTAAGTCTCCAATACGACTTCTCAAATCCCACAACAAGCGTATCACGTATAAATTCAGCAGACGTTATATGTTCCGATGTAGGAGCGTCTATATAGCCTCCCTTGCCCGGTGTATCACTACGCCATGCGGTAGCGTCTAGAGCGTCTCCATTCCACGACCAGCGAGCCCTCCACGGCCTTTGCGTCGCTGCCCCCAGGTTTAACCCTTCCCAGGTATTTAAAGCCACTAGACGGCCTTTATATGGTATTAACAGCAAACACTGGTGCATCTCGTTTCCAACACCATCAACATCAGGGAGAAAGTCAGTAAATGTAGTACCATTGTAATATCTAATTGGGTCTGGTGTTATACCCTTATTGAAGTTAGTAGCGAATAGAATATCTCCATTGGCCGTAGTGCTGTAATAGTTTCTGGTGTAAAAGAAGTCACTATTTTCCCCAAGCCATGTAGTAGCACCGCCAGCTTGTTCAAACCGCTGGTTTGTATTGTCCCATACATAGAAGTACGATGTATCAAAGGCAACCGTTTCTTCCGCGTTTATAGCGGTTAAGTAACGCAATCCAATCCCCATTACCGGAAGTGTTGGGTAATAATTAAAAACACCAGTAATCGCTTGTCCAGCTCCCCAACCAGCACCGCTAACTAGTGTATAATCCATTGTTGAATAATTTATCGTACCAGTGCCACCACCATCGCCAACCAGAGTACCATCAGGTGTTGCGGGTTCTGTGAAGACTTCAGCGTTTGGTGCTGCTACAGATATTGTAACAGAGCCAAGAGCTATTTCCGCATCTGTTTCTAATGTAAGAACTGTTTTTATATTGCCAACGTGCGGGTCGCCAGTTGTGTTCCCCAGAACTTGTCCGGTTAACTCTCTTAGCAAACGACCAACTTTTTCATAACCCTTTTTACGTGCAACTCTGTCTCTCCAGATATAAGCATCTTGAAGAACAGAAAATGCATCTCCCGCCAATTGAAAATCCGGTCTGTCTTTTTCCAGGCCAGTTTTAAATTCTTTTATGTAAAAGGGGTTATAACTCATTATCTACCACCAATAAAAGTTAGATAAACAATTTCAGGATCGAAAACAGAGACATTACTTTGTACTGCTACACATGGAAAAGTTATTACTGTTTTTGCAGCAGTTGGATCTTCGTCTATAGTAGAACCACCACGACCAACTCCAGGTCTTAACATACCAGAAGAGACGTACTCCGAATTCGTAAATGTTCCAGCCGTGAAATTTATTACATAAAAGCCTTCCGCAGTTCTAGTAACAGAATCAACATTATGAGAGGCTATAATAGCAGCTGTTGCGCCAACAAAAGAAACATAGGCATTAATCATATTAGAGATTTTTCCAGTAAATCCATTGGATTCAGTACGGAAATATAACTCTGTTTCAGAGTCTCCTTCTGCGGTATATAACGCCCCTTCATCTACTCCAGTTGTCGGAAATGGTGCTACACGTTCTGGCATAGTCAGTTTAAAGTGTTTTCCGGTTGCTCCAGCAGCTAACAGAGAATCGTGATCTACACTAAATTGTATTTCTAATTGAGACGCATTTTCCAATAGCTGTGCTTGGCTTATTGCTAAGTAGTCACCTGCTTGTGGAATAGTATTTAAATAAGCCATCGTTACTCCTAGTGACGGTTGTATTGTGAATTGTTTGTATAATCTAATTGTGACGTATAGATTGTAGATGCTCTAACAGGACGCATCTGTGCAATTGTATTGCTATTTGCAACTTTATATTGCTCATCAAACACCTGTGCTATTTCCTGAACTCCTTTAAAGTCACCTCTGTCTTCGAATACCTTTTTTGAGGCTCCGATAGCTAGTAATTCCCATAGTTGTTGAGATTCTGGTGTAGCACTTCCATCTAATAAAGCCGTGGGATAAACATATGCGTCTATTTCAACTTTGTATGTCTTATCTGGAATAGCACGTAATGTAAATTCATTTTTATAAAACAGAACAGACGACGGCCTAGCAGCAACATAAGGTGTAGACTGAATTGTTATAAGTTCTGTAACGGGAATCCCATTATTAAACGTAAAGTTTGTAATAGCACCAGTGAGATAGTCTATCGCTCCAGTTGTAACATCTCCAGTAAAGCCGCCATTCTCGTCATCCCATGCAATAAGGCGGTTACCAGCGTTATCCGTTGCCGAGATAGTGATACTACCTCTTATAACCGGAGAAGCCGTTAGCGTCGCAGCATACGGCCCTACAGTGGTATCACCAGACAGCGTGTCTTCAGTGTTTATAGCAGGATAGGCTCTAAAGAACTCACTACGAGACTGTGTGTAATAAGCATCATAACCAGCCACATAAACAGGAGGCTCGACAGAAAAGTAAGCAACAGGTGTTGCAGCAGTATAAGATGTTGTAGTAGGCAGCGTGTACTTGTCTATCCCAGGCGATGTATAAAATGTATACGTATCTTTTAAGTTGAATAGACGTAGATGTGCTGGTAAGTCTTTCAAATAAAAAGTATTTATATACGTGTCGATCTCAGATGTTGTTAATTGATTTTCGCCAGGACTAGCAGTAAGTCTACGAACTTTTGTTCTTATGTTTGTTAAATTGATCATTTCTTCTCCGTGGAAAAATTAATGCAGTAAATATCCACTAACGATTAAAAGAAATCGAATGATTGGAATGAGAAGCGATATTCTTTTTTCCCGGTTCCAATAATCGGATTGCCTTGCTTGTCTAAAATATGCGAATGTACTTCCCATCCACATTGCGATAGATGTTTTACAACGGCTTTTGGCAACTCATATGTTTGACCGTCCTGTAAATCGTAATGTACTACAGGGTCGCCTTTGTATTTCCTAAAGGGAAACTTTACTGAACCACCTTTTGGCTCCATGCATATAAACTTTCCTTTAACCAGTTTAGCATCTGCTAAACGCATCTTCTCTAATTTGTCGTCTTTGGGTTGAACAACATTTGCCATATAATCTCCTAAATAGTGAGGGAACGCCTCCAATGGCTTCGACATCCCTCGTGCCGTCTAGTTATTGGACTAGAACTTAATTTACTCTACAAGTCTGTAACCAGCTCTAAAAGCAATCCATTTCATCTCATCTCCATCAGCTCCATCAACAGTAGCACCAATACGTAGGGCTCTATATCCCTCGTTGTTGGTAGCTCCAGTTAATACCGTAGCAGCATCCCCAATTGGGATTACCTGTGCATGAGTAAATGGAACGTCACCGCTAGCAGGAAACGCAAACGCAGTAAACGTTTGTGAGTCAATATTTACAGTAACCGTGTTGTTTGCTGTGCTAATAGCTGTGATTTCACCGATAAGGCCATTGATTTGTGTCATTCCAAACGCAACTGGTACGTTGAAACGGAACTTCTCTCCGACTTGATATCCGTGTGTAACCGATAGTGTTACAACAGCACTAGCAGCTTGTGTGATAGCTGTAATGAATCGTCTACGTGGTGCAAACATTGGAGGAGTCGTAACTCTGTAAAATGTAGCAGCTGCAGCAGGTGCAGCGAATCCACTAGCATCAAGATATCCAATGCTAAAGGTGTTTGCTGAGTCTTCTACTGTAACGGTAAACTCCATTCCAGCGATTTGTAACATTCCAGTAGTAGCAGTCGCTAAAACAGTATCCCCAACGAGATATCCGTGAGCAACAGCACTAACAACAGGAGGTGATGCAGCGGTAATAGCAGTTCCAGTTACGGCAGCTTCGATGTTATTTGGCTGAGATTCCAACCATTTAAATCCACCAGTTGTACCAAGAACAGATTCGTCTGTAGCAGCTCCATCTGTGTTCTTAACTCCAAGATAGTAATTGTTTGGCATTGTGTTAAACCACGTTGCTCTTTTTACAATTCCTGGGTTTGCACTAGATGCTTGGTCTGTATAGTTCCAGATTTGGAAGTGGTGTACTTCGGCTGGAAGTTGCAGAATTTTGTATGTTCCGTCAGACGTATATTGTCCGACCATTGTTTCAGTTTCCTGAGTCATATCGTCCTCCTTATACGTTTAATGTTGTTCTTAGGTTAATAACCCATGCATCGTTTGTGATACGTGGCACTTGAGCCATCTTGAAACCAACAGATGCGTTTAACGCTAACGGACCATCATAAATAGGTGGTCTATAGATAAACTGTGAAGAATATCCGTCTTGTTCGATACATGCGTATGCTTCCATTCCTACAACAAAGACGTTGTAAATGTTAGCAGCATTCATTGAGGCTGTGTTAGTCACGGAGCCAATAGATGACAGTAAGAATCTTAGATTAGAAACAGAACCCCATTCTGGGCGCATTGTATCGCTTTGGAATGGATATTGTGATTTCGAGATGAAACCAGTAACGTCTTCTAAGTCTCCAATTAGCTGAGTGCTTCCCATTGCGAAATAAGAATCACGAACTGGAGCAGTTCCGAACTTGTCGTCACCTTCGATATTGTCAGAAATCGTATAAGCGTTAGCGTTAGCCAATGCTCTAATAACTTCATCAACATCCGCTCTAGTTAGCTCTGTTGGGTTGTCACCGTTAGTTCCATTAACACAGTTAATAAACGCAGCTGTAGAGCCAAGCATATTTCTGATTAATTCGTCTTCGGTCTGTCTTAGAGAAACTCCAAGTCGTTGAGTTGCTTCATTTAACGCTGGGTCTTGGTTCTGTAAAGTGACCTGTTCGTTTAGATACACATATGTTCCATAGAAGTCGATTGTAGCATCGATATCTATAGCACTTAATGTTTGTGCTGGTGGTGTGATTCCAGTATTCCCTAGAGGTACAGTAGCCGTTGCAAGGGCGTTATATCTTCTCATTCGAAGAGTTGTACCACCGTTTGCAGGCATTACTTTCTTCATAGCTGCTAGGCCGTGAATCATGTAGGGGGTTGGAACTGACAACAGCTTATACGAGAAACTTTGCTGCACTGGTGCTGGCAAAAGTGTAGCCGTGGTAATAACCATAATATTCTCCATATTTAACAGAGTCAGCTATTACCAAAAGAGGTTATCTTCTCTTTATCGCTTCCGTCATTTCTTGACGTAGTTGCTTCTGGAGTTCAGGTGTTAAGCCCTTAGAGAACATGTTTGCGTCTCCGACTGAATTCTTAGTCGCACCGGCATTTGGAGAAACTGGCTTGTTGAAGTTATCTTGGGCATCCTGCCTCATACCTTCAGTGCTGTCTTTCTTGTTAATGCCTGCCTTCTTAATGAAGATATACGCTCGCTTTCCCTGCTTATACAAATCTGTAGTCTCCCGAAGGATTTCCGCTGACTCTGGGTCGTTTTCAATTAAGTAATCAACATTTTCTTTTGTGACAACTTCGTCAAAGTCGGAGTAATCTCTTTTCAACTGTTTAGGAGCGTTCGTTTGTCGTTGCTCAGCCAGCGTCTGTTCGATCATCTCTTTAGCGATTTTCTTCGCTTCTTGACGAACCGTCTGTTTTGTCTGCCCAAAGGTTGGAATATCAGAGTCGTCATACTCTTCTTCTGGTTGCTGTTTAGCAGCATTCAGCTCACTAATGAGTTTTTTATACTCTTCGTTTTGACGTAACGACTCTCTTTCTCGCCTTTCGGCATCTTCTTTCGATTGCCTAAGTGCTTTCCAATTCTTGTTTTGATCTTCACTAGAAGGATTGGGTTGCAATTGGCTATCTCCAGCTTGAGCGTTTTCATCGGGTGGATTGGCGTTTTCCACATTATTGTTCGCCATATTTGGTAAAGTCATAAAAACACTCCTTGGTATTGCGAATACCTGTTCGACATTAATTACTTAACCTTGCGCTCTGACGCGAGCAGCGTAGCAAGATTAAATTTGATTTGATTATGTTAATAAAAAGATTATTTGCCAAGCGAAAAGGTGAACAAAAGGCGAACACCATTATATTGGGGCACAAAAAAGCCCCAGTCCTGTTAGATTGCTGGGGCTAAAACGAATATTTGGTAAATTTTGCTACTATTATAGTTAAATGTCTGTCGTAGCTTCAAGACTCGAATGTTGACAGGGGCGGGATCTTCCCGCAATCTCCGGATACAGACTTTGATATCAGTCCATGGAAGTGTTAATTACTACTACCCCGTCTTTAATTGGAGCCAGGTGTCGGTTTCGTCCCGAAAATTCCTCTGTCTTATAGAGGCGTTTTACCTTCAAACTAACCTGGTATTAAATTGTGCAGCTATTATGTTTCTCTATTAGTCTATTGCTGCTTCAAGACCTAAATGAACCCAGGAAGGGATCGTCCCCCCTTCCAACGCTATTAACGCCAGAGCTTTAGTTAAGCTACCCGGGCATAAATGGCGCCTAGTGATGGATTTGCACCACCGTTTTCGAGGGACAAACCTCGATGTTTTGTATTCTCCGGAAGACCGTTAACAATCTTCTAGTTGCAAACTAACCTGGCATTAAATTATGGGAGTGCAGTCTTACAACTGCTTGGACTCGTCCATCCGAGTCACCCCCTCTATTTCTTATTTTCCATAGACCTTATCAAGTGTTCCCATTTTAAACAACAAACAAAATTGTTGCAGCTGTTGTTCTTCTTTAGGCATCTCATCTTGTGTCGCTAACAAGAAGTCTATCGTGTGCTTGTCTGGCAATGTCCATAAGAACTCTAGAGAGCCGCTAGAAGGGCTATACTTGAACACTGTTTGATCGTAGTCCGGTGTAGGCAATGTCTGTCGTGCTAAGAAGTATTGTCTAATAGCGTTCATCATAAGCCGTTCTCGCTTGTTTATCACAACGACATAGAATGGATCTGTCCACATCTTATGGTTTTTGATGCACTTCTCTATCTCTGGGATATAGTTCTTTTGCATCTCTTTAGATGTGTCCATTAACGACTGCTTTGTATCGAGATTTGGCTTCTCTACCAGAGCTTTGGCTTGTTGTCCTACTGTTTTATTCATCTTCTTCGTCATAAATTCCGTCTTCCATATTTTCTTTCCACTGTTGGATTGGATTAATTCCATTTTCTAATTTAAACTTTTCTACCAGATGAATAACTTCGGGATTATTCGCTACGAAAATAATATGTTCTTCTTTAATTTCAAACTCTACTTCGGAATGTTTCCCGCATATCTCGCCAAAGTAAACATCTTTTCCAATTAATTCTTTGACCTCTTTCGAATTTGCTATAAACAGACCTTCAATGTCACGGCCCCTTCCAACACCGACATAAAACTTATACAAACCTTTCATCTTATCTCCTACGTTCATTATATTGAGCATTAATCGTGTTAATGCCTTAGTTAATGGTCATTGGGAGCAGAGAGAATTGAACTCACCCAGTCAACGACGACTGTTTTACAGACAGCTTATCTTACCAATGATTATACCCCCAAACCCCCTATGAAAGAATCGAACTCTCATTTTTCCGCAGACAACGGAGCGTCATAGCCGTTAGACCAATAGGGGAAACAATCCACCCAAGATTCGAACTTGGAACTTCTGGCTTTGGAGGCCAGCACTCTAACCAGTTGAGCTAGTGAACCAAATGCTCAATAACGGAATCGAACCGCTATTTTCTGACTACAAAACAGATGTGCTACCATTACACCAATCGAGCGTGGTCGGATATGCGGAATTTGCATCCGCTTCTAAAGCCTCACAAACTTCTGCTCTACTACATGAGCTAATACCCGTTGGAAGAAGAAGGAATCGAACCTTCGCTTTCTCCATGCAAAAGAGACGTGCTGCCATTGTCACTATTCCCCCATAACCGATGCTGGAGTCGAACCAGCGACAACGTGCTTAGAAGGCACGTGCTCTGTCCAACTGAGCTACTCCTCAAAATTGCGGGGGAAGGAATCGAACCTTCAGCTCTAGCTTATGAGACTAGCGAGTTACCATTACTCTACCCCACGGTATGATCTCGGGGAGAATCGAACTCCCATTCTCAGATTGAAGACCTGATGTCCTAAACCGTTAGACGACAAGACCGTAAAACGAGAAGGCCACAACTGGCCGCTTTAAGCCTTATAACCCATAAGCCCAGACCTTCTCACTGCCATATTATCTTTAAGATGTCTGGATGGCTCAAGACATTTTATTCTCCGTAGAAGGATTCGAACCTCCAACCCTCTGCTCCCAAAGCAGATATGCTACCAAGTTGCACCATACGAAGTTTAAGCAAACTATAGATTATACTTGGCTAAAACCATAGGTTTTTATACAGTTTCCGCTAGTTATAACTAATATCTCGCTAATCACCCCGACTAAGATTCGAACTTAGGACCCACGACTTAACAGATCGTCTCTCTACCACTGAGCTACCGGAGCATGTTTGACAGGCAGGAATTGAACCTACGACCTTTACGATATCAGCGTACTGCTCTACCAACTGAGCTACTGTCAAGTCTATACGACAGATGGGAGTTAAACCCATGACCTCAATTTTATAAGAATTGTGCTCTTACCAACTGAGCTACTGTCGTGTTATACTACCCTTTTTTCACTTTCTCTTTTTCTTTTTCTTTCGTTTGAACATATTACTTTTCTACCGTGAGGTCTATAACACCACTCGTAACTCGGCAATAATGTAGTATTTATACATGTTAAGTCATATGCATTTTCTGTCACATCGTCTCCAGGAAAAAGATTATACTCTTTATAATGAGATATTATAAAACTGTTGGCTTCTTTTTCCGTCGGAAAGAATCTCTTCTCACCATATGTTTTTATTATATCTTCTTCTGTAACATAATCTCTAACTGCTGCAAACCAAACTTTTTCCATATTACTCCTATTAAATTGCAGAATAAACGACTCGAACGTTTACCCTTTGGTTGGAAGCCAAATGCTCTACCATTGAACTAATCCTGCGTTACATTTCATCTTCTGACATCCTTACTTTGGATTCTCCGCATTTAGAGCAATCGAATCTAATATGCGTTAATCCGTCTTTTTGAAAATACAATGCTGGTTGCCAATCATGCCAACATCCAAAGAATCTCTCGTATAAATCAATTAAAAATATCATATCTCTATCGTTGTTACTGGGTTTGTATGTTTATAGTCTTCATTTAGCAGTGCTACATTATAAAAGTCTATTCCATCTAAATGCATATGTCCATGTGCTGCATGTATATGACCGAAGATGTGTACTTTTGGCATTATATCCCATAATCGCAATCGTAGCGACATACACCCTATTCTTTCGTTGTCGGCATCGTCTAAGATTCGATATGGAGGGGTGTGTGTAACCAATATATCGGGCTGTAAGCCTATAAACTTTCTCCAGTAGTAATCTAAGCCCTCGTCTGGCTCCATAAAGAACCAACCACCATATTCGGGACACATTGGACTGCCTGCAATCGTAATACCGTTGTCTAATGTAGTCCATTCGTTCTCAAGATATGTAATACCGTATTCTTTCCAATCTGGTTTAAAGTTTTCGAATAGTCCATCGTGGTTACCAGCTATCAATATTTTATATTTGTGTTTCGTTTTCTTTATCTCGTTTAATATTCTTAAGACTTCTCCAACTTCACCAGTACCAGAGATATCACCTGCAATAATTAACATTTCAGCGTCAGTGAACTTAATCTTCTTGAACTTCATGCCGTGGAAATCTGATATAGCGTCAATTTTCACTTAATTTCCTCTATTTTGTATAACTTTTCAAATCTCCCAAGCCATTCAACGATTTCTTTCTTTGAAGAAGCCTGCTTGTATAGAATCTTGTCGCTGTCTGACGTGATTTTATACCAATTAATTATTTCAATCCACAATTTCTGCGTCCTCTTCAATGTTGTATCCACATTCGCTACATTCGATAGCTTCATCAAAGTCGTGCCACCATCCGCAATTGGGACATTTGGATTCTTGGTCATGTACCATAATTACATCTCCTCGTTTGGTTCACTACAATATATAAAAAGTGTAATGCTTGTGTCATCACAATCTTCATTATTTACATTGTATACAAGATTATTTCCTTTCAACAGTTTGTTTATTTCTTTTCTATTCAATTCAACTGTAATTAATTCCACGTCTCTTTTTGTTGGTATAATCATCCCTTTACTACCGCCATCGGTGTTAATTTATGTACTATCTCGGTTAAATCTCTCTGATTCTCCATAACTTCTTCTATATCTTTGTATGCTCCCGGTGCTTCGTCCAAGTCGTCTTTATGACGTATCGCATGTAATATGCCCTTGGAATCCATCTTTCGCTTTTCTGCTTCTATGTCTAATTCTTTACGTGCTTGTTTACGCCCCATTCTACGGCCAGAACCATGGCTAGAAGAGCAAAACGACTCTCGGTTGCCCAATCCCATGGTGATGTATGAGTTAGTCCCTTGTGAGCCGGGTATGATGCCTAGAATGCCTTTGCGTGCTAAGATAGCTCCCTTGCGATGTATCATTAGACAATGCCCATGGTGGTTTTCGATGCTACAGTAGTTATGTGGTACGTCCAGTTTTTCTATAACCTTTACTTGATTATCTACAATTTGACCAGTTGCGTACTTTCCTTCAAAAACAGCATGAAATGCATATAAACATTTATTGATTATCATGGTTCTATTATTCTCTGCGAAATTTTTGCAATATTCCATTTCACATATGTATTCATTATATTCGGGTTGTCCCATTGGTAAAAATGCCAAGTCTTGGGATGCCAAGTCTCCATACAACCAACGATTGTTTAATTCTTTGGCTTTGTCATTGTAATATTTGGCAACGGTATATCCCAAGTTGCGAGAACCACTGTGTACCATAATCCATACATTGTCTTCTTCGTCATATTGTATCTCGATGAAGTGATTTCCACCGCCAAGTGTTCCCAATTGGAATAATGCTTTTTGATATTGGCTATCTACAATGGGAAGGTCTATATCAGAAGTTGGCATCCAATCATCACTTGCTGGTATATCGTTATGCTTCATTCCAACAGGTACGGTTTCTCGTATCACTTGTAGTATTTTTTTTAATCGCTCTGTGGTTAATTGGTCTTTCGTCATTGTTAAACGTACTACTTGCATTCCACAACCAATGTCCACGCCGACACAATTTGGGATAACAGCGTTCTTGGCTGCTATAACGCTCCCTATGGGGATTCCATACCCAAAGTTGGCATCTGGCATGAGTGCAACATAACACTTCAATGCAGGGTGATTACAGGCGTTTTCTATCTGCTGTAGAACATTGTCTTCTACAGTTGGACACCAACTATTTAATTTAAGCATAATCTTTCCTTTGTCTTTCCAATTAAAGAATCCATACACATGCATACTCAGTGAGATAAAACACGAACACATCTGTACTCTAAGCCCAAGCCCATAATTTCTATATGACCAATACATTAAACACACGTCCGACTTTCCCCAAGACAGAAAAGATTAAGTCGGTGAGTTCGCCCACTACCAGCTAGCTCTTGATATTCTATTTTGAAGATCATTATAATTTCTATTAAGGTCATCAAAAGCGCTTTTCTTTACCATTTCTTCTTTTGTAGCAACTGCTTCTTTCTCAACAGCAACTCGGTTCTTTTTGCATATCTCGAATAGTCTTTCGACTTCTTCATCTCTTTTCTTCACTAGCTCTTTGTTTTCTTTTTCTAAAGAGATAAATTTCTCTACCTGGCTTGCTAACATGTGTTCGTTTACTTCTTGTTGCTTTTGGTAGAACTTTTCAACGTATTCTTCTTTCTCGGCAACAGCATGTCTTTCTACTGCTATATTTGCTTTTTTAGTAGAGATCCATTCATCTAACCCAGCTTTTTCAAGTTTTAGAATAGCGATATCTTTGCTTAAGGACTGTCTTTTATAGTGATACTCTTCTTGATATTCCTCCAGTTCTTTTACAAATGAGTTGCGTATATTGAAGACCTTTCTTCTAACTTCTTCTACTACGACTTGATAGCATTTTTCTAAATCTATCTTTTTGGCACTGTAGTCTTCTTGTAGTTTAATAGTTCTTAGTCTGTATTTTTCTTCTTGTTGTTCGTTCTTTTCTTTATGCTCTTTCTCTTGTTTGCTGACGGTTTCTTTGTAATATCGGATTGCCTTTTCTTCGGCATCTGTTATCGATCTTTCTAGAGATGTTTCTCTAAAAAACTTTAATATATCCATTCTTTTCTCCCGTTGTTATGCGTTTGACTGGACGAAGTGGTTTACAAACCAAAAGCCTATAGACAATACACTCATTGCTATAAAAATATTCATTCTTTTCCAAAGGGTTCTTTATTCTTTTCGATGAACTTCAGAAGTCTTTCCCATTGCTGTATGTCGCAATCGTCACCACCAAGTTTTCTTTCGAGAGCCCATTTTCTTTCGAAATGGTCGTCAATAAACATAAAAACACCAAATATCGCTGCAATATAACTAGCGAATAGCACAAGTGGAACTATTACGGATTTTATGCCACTATAATAAAACTCAGCACAAAAAACG